GTACCCGAAACGGCGATTTCCAAGTTAACGACGGTCGTATAATTTAAAGGCGTGGTATATCGTCGAAAAGTAATACCCGCAGTATTGGCCCCGAATGAGCCCACGGGTTGAACGTGAGCGAAAAAACGGAAAGTGTAAAACCCATCATTCGGCGCGACGAAACCCGTAGCGCTATAATTTCCCCCGTTATCGACAAGCGCCCCAAATAAAATAGGGTCGTTATCAGTTACGGCCGTAGTGGCGGCGGTTAATCCCGCGTTAAAATAAATATCGCTCGCAGTTTCCTCAGTTATTACGCGTTGGCTGTTTATCCACGGAACCCAATAACCTGTTAGAATTGATTCTAAGGGGGTTGGTAGCAACGTAAAACCCGCGTCGGTTATAATCCCCTCGAATAGTTCCCAAGCGTTAAGGAACGGCGTTAAATCCGCCGCGTATAAAGGTTGCTCGGAATTACTAACGGGCCTCGAATTTGGGCTCCCGAGTTGGTCCCAATTTTGGCCGCGATCAACTAAACCCCATTGAACTGAATTCCCGAGGTCCAAATCGACTAAACTCCAAATGTCGCCTGAGGTATAATTAAATGAGACGCCTATATTCCAAATAACTAAACTGTTAGCTACGTCGACGCTCGTAATTACGCGGTTCGTTACGTTGGTCCCGTTATCAAACCGAATAGTAAAACCAACGAGCTCAGGCGTTACGGGTAACGGGTAAAAAAAATCCGTTTCGCCAATGTTTACGTTGGTAGCCATTACCCCCGTTTCGGTAATAAAATCATCCTGAGTTATTCCGTATTGGATAACATGGTTATAAGTTGGCAGTCTCGAAATCGTCCCGAGTAACCCGTCCCCAATGGAGCGGAATAAATCGGGCGTCTCACCGTAAAAGGTAACCTGAATGTCGGTTAGTAAATCATTTTGGCGAAAGGTTTTCATTACCCGCAAATGTCCCCGCACAATTGGAACCGTATCGACCCGAATCTCCGCCGCTATTTTGGTCGCGTAAATATTCTCGGAGTCTAAATAGTTGGAGTCATCCAAAAAACCGAAAACGGTAACGTTGCGGTCGCTGGCGGGGATGCGAAACTCTCGCGTAAAATCTCCGAGGGCCTGAAAATTACCAACGTCCTGAAAAGCCCAATTTTGCGAAATGGATTCGAGCGGGTACAAATCGAGGTAAGTTTCCGAAACTGCGCCAATGCGAAACGTGGCGCCGTCCCAATCGGGGAGCGTTGGGTCGTTTTCGTAATTAATATCGTAAAGCCCAGGCCAAACGGCTTCAAAATTTACCGCGGTAATTAACCCCCCATCGTACTCAGTAAGGTCGGCGCCTATAATCGTAATCGGTAAGCCCACAAGCGAAAAAATACCGTCGAAAAAGTTAACGCCAATTTTATTAGAGGAACCCACATATACGGCGGACGGCTCCTCAAAATCGCCCTCAATATTTTGGCCCCTTCTAACTATTAAATGAACTTCATTTATCATGTCCAATAGTCTTGACTGTAACTTAATTTCAAAGTGACGTTATATAACTTTCCATTACGCTCGCGGCGCTCCAAAAAACTCGTTTCCGTTAATGATACGGGACGCATATCCGTGCCCGTTAATAGTTGAACCTGATTCGACGCGAGTAACGACCTCAAATAAATATATTCGTTTTCCTGAATCCAATCCGACGTAACGGTTAGATTTTGAGTAACTATATTTTGGCGGTCGTAAAGCTGACGATCGTAGGGCGTAAATATTGAGGAGGTCCCGTTAAATAAAACCCGTTTAAACTGTTTACGCTCGACGTTATCCGTTATTTCGCTTTTCTTTATAAAATTGAAATAATCCCATCCGCCGCGAGAATTTACCCAAGCTAAACGGACGTTATCGTAACGGCAATCGTATTGCCCGTAATATTCGGCGTTATAAAAATAATATCTAACGCTCGCCTGTGCTGAGGCCTTTGAGTAGCATTGGATAATATAATAACGCCAACCTGGGCTTGAGGTCGGGTCGGGCATACTTGGGACCGTGCTATTTTTTAAGTTCTGAGGCCCGCAAGGGATACCCTCGAGAGGGTTTTCGGCAAAATTTACATCTAATATTGAGGTCGAACCCGTAGCGCTTACGAGCGTAACGCGATATTTAGCCGCGAGGGTTGGCGATAAATACGTCGCAACGCCTGGCACCATCAATAACCCGTAATCGCTATCGAGCGTTGGAATAAAAACTTGCCCCGCCGTTAAGGTAATCCCCATACTTTCCGCCAGCGGCCAAACGTGAGTATTGGTTTTGCGGTCGCTCATGGCGTAAGCGTTGGCACTATTGAGCGAAAATCTTATATCAAAATTTGAGCTCCCGAAAACGTTGGGGCGAAATCCATCGGTCGGTTGGTAGTACGCGTTAAATACCGCCGTTTCCGCGGTTTCATCCACGCCCTCGTTTTGAGTGAGCACCCCGTCGACGATCCACCACTCCGTGAAAACCAACTCGTAAACGTTCCACCCGTTGCCAATGGTTTCCGTATAAGTTGCGGCGGTCGAAACGTGGACGTTAGTCCCTTCCTGATTATGCAAGTTAATGAGCGGGCTCAAATCAAAATAAATATGTCCGTCGGGGCTCGGTTGTAAATAGAAAAAATACACTTTCCCCGAGGCCGTTTCGGTTACCTCAATACCAAATCGAAAGCCAGCGTTCCCGCTATTGGAGCTCGTTAAATCGTAAATGAGTTTTTGGCCGCGCGGCGTCCAATCGTAAGGTTGTTCGTTTATCGTTAGCGCCATTTTTATTTAATGTATTTATCCGCTTTTAAACGGGCTTGCTTAAATATTTCGTTTCTATAAAATAAACGGAATTCTTTACCGCTTTTACGGAATTCATCTTGGAACGCGTCTCGCATGTAATCAATACCAACGATTCCACGGGTACCGATTCGGCGCGCCATTCTCGCAGCCTCCCAAAGTTTCGTTTTTTGGTTGTCTGATTTAAACAGGCTTTTGGCCTTCATCCAATCGTAAATTGGTGAGACGGGGGGCCACGTTTTCGGGTCGTTATTTGGGCGGCGTCCCTTTTCTATTACGTCCGCATAATTGCGCGTCGGGTCGTTTGGTTTAACGCCAAACCATTGGAGAATCTGAGGGCCTCGTTTAAAATATCCCCAAGTCAAAGCGGCTAACAAGTTACCACGATAAACGCGGTTAACCGACCGCCCGCGAATGGTTCGTTTTTTCCTGAGGTTAGCCTGAGCGCGTTTAATCACTCGCGCCCCGAATTCATCTAAAACAGGCCTATATGTCTCGAGTTTTGCCATTATAATACCTCCGAATATTCGAGGACGCTTCCCGCCCTTGCTGTTAAGTTACCAGCTATTGAACATCTGAATCGTATAGTCCAAGTGCCTGACGCAGTTACGCGCACAATTCCGTCCGCCGTAACTAATGCGTTACCCGCTCCGACTACGTTAGTACCTGAATCGTAAGATAATTGGTTACTGACACCGTTACTCGTTGTTCCTGTCGCTATTGTAAATCGTGCGGTATTTATAGTCGTTCCTGGGCCATTACTTGAAAACATGATCGTACCTGAAGCGAGAGCAAATGAAATCGTCGCGCGCCACTTGTACGTCTTGCCCGCCGTTACCGCAAAGCTCAGCCCCGTAACGTCCTCGAATCCCGTTCCGACGTTGGTCACGTTTGAGCCGAGAACGACCGAAATATCCGAGCCAACCGAAAGGTCGGTTTTTAACTGAGCGAGCGTTAACGCGCTCACCGTGTTATCCGCGTTTATTCTGAGGTAACGAACGTCGCTCGGGTTGGGTAATGTCGCGAGGTTAGTTCCAACCGTAGTTAAACCAATAGAATTTTGTTTACTGTTAAACGTGGTCCAATCCGCACTCGATAACGCGCCCCGATTTGCTGCCGAGGCCGTGGGCAAATTAAACGTATGAGTCGAACCCGCCGAGCTAATCGCGAAATCGGTTCCCGCCGTACCCGTGGCGAGGTTTTGAACCTGGGCCGTTATGCCATTAATCGCGTTTACGCCTGTGCTGAGGGTTGTAATGACTTGAGATAAATGATTATCCTCGGTATGTAAAACGATAGTCCGCCCTGAGGTCGTTACGAAAACTCTTAAAGCCAACCTATCAGTTAATGCCATTACCGTAGCGGGTACCGCCAGAGCCGTAAAATAGGCGTCGATAGTTGTCCCTTGAGTAATACCCTCGGGGCTTGCTACGTCGGTAGCCAATAGCGTAAACGTGGCGCCGTCGTATTTATATAATTCGACGTAAAAGGACGGCGTACCGCCACTAGATGACGCGCTAAAATAAAGCTCTAAATTGAAATTACCGCCAGGAATTAATAAGACGTTGGGGTCGTTTGCATCCGTAATGAATTGAGCGATTAAGCCGTTACCCGCCGCGTTAGTTCGCGTGAAATCCGTACCCGCTCCGAAAACGGCCGTTTTGCTCATTTGGTAGTAAGTCGACCCGCCAATTACGCCTTGGTTAATTGAGCCGTTAAGGTAATAGCTAACCGACGAACCGCCGCCGCTTGAGGTTGGAAAATTAGCGAGTTGACCATCGCCCCGAACGTATTGCGTAGCAAGCCCCGCACCCGTTACCGCCAGCGTTCCCGCCGTGGTCACAGGCGAGCCCGTAACCGTAAACGCCGAGGGCATGGTTAACCCTACCGAGGTAACCGAACCCCCGCCACCCCCGCCCACCGTGGTAAATTCAACCTCACCCGTCGCGGCGTTACTGAGGGTTAGCACTTGGCCAACCGTTGCCACCGCGTCGTTTACGTTGGGGGTTTTCAGACGGGCCGAATTCGGGAATAAGGTTAACGAGGTTTCATCCGCTGAGCTCGAATCGTTGGCCACAATTACCGCTTTGACCGTATCAACGCCGACCTGAGTTTGTACGGTTCCCGTCGTTTTAGTAAGGCCCGAGGAGTTAGCGTCCACACTCACGGCGGCCGTTCCAACTTTAAGTTGAATTTTACTCGATGCATCAACTATTAAACTCGACGCATTATCAAACTCTAAACCGTTGCCCCCGCAGTCGATTATATTGTCAGTAGTTAAAACGGGGTCGGTCGTTATTACATCCTGAAGGCCTTGAGCCGTTGGAATACTGGGGAACGTTTGAAGCGCTCCCGTACCGTCGATGTAATCCCCCGAGGTTCCCGCGCCCGTAATTGCTAAAGTACCCGCGCCCGTTATTGGCGATCCACTAACCGCGAAAGCCGACGGGACCGTTAACGCCACACTCGTAACAGTTCCACCCCCACCGCCTCCGCCTGAGGAGTTTATTGTAACGGTTCCGTTTCCGTTGTCCACTATCGTAACGTTGGTCCCTTGCTGTAAGTTTAACAGACTTTGGAGGCCGTTATTTACGCCGTTGGTTTGTAAGGTAATCCCAACCGCCACACCCTCACCGCCCGAACCCGAGCCCCCGATAGTAAAGTCGGCGGGAATGTCACAGGCGGACCAATCCCACGGAACCGAAAGGGTCAATTGAAGGTTAACGCCGACCAACGTATGAGAAAACTCATTTATGAAAACCTCAATGTTAGCGCCCCCATCGAGTTCCACGTAAGGCCCGAAAACGATTTGCCCGTTTTGCACCTCGGCTAACAAATCCTCCGCCAGCTTAATGCAATCACTAATACACTCGCGTTGGTATTCCGTCGGCGTCTCCTTATCCCTCGGAAGGTCGGCAAAGATTATGACAAAGGAATAAAGGCGCGTCCCCTGGCGCGGTTCCACCTCGACGGGTAAAACGTGCATCCACGGAAATTGGACATCCTTCTCAATATCGATATTGGACAAGTCACCATGCGAGAAACCCTTAATTAAAAAATGGGCCTCAGCAAAGGCTCGGAACCTATCAATTAAAACGTTGTAACTTATTTGGGGTATCATTTGCGAAAGGTTGTTTTCATTATTCTCGTTTGCTCACTGCTAAAATCCCTCATGTAACTCAGGTGGGTAAAAATCGCCGTCGCTGGCGTATCTAAAACCGTCTCATGTTTGGTTAAGTCATTCCCCGAAATCGACTCGAGAATATGATACCAACCGTAGCGCGCTAATCCTGAGGGCGTGTAATCGTGCTCAGCTCCTGAATCATCAGGCGGTCCAAAGAGTCCAACGAATTGTTGACTAATTCGGCGCCGATACTCGAAAAAAAAAGCAAGCCCCCTTGTATACGATCCATCGTTAACGCGTTAATCGCATGCATGTATTTTTTGACATTGGCAGAATCGTATTTAACGAGGTTGTAATAGTCCCCAACCTGCTCCGAAATGGGGCGGTAAATTATCGCCGCCAGCTGAGGGAGGTTCGTGTAATCCGTACCGCCGTTAGTTAACCAAATGGATTTAGAGAGTTGGTCCAAATCCACGTGCTCGCGGAACGTCATGTTATTAATGTCAGGAATAAACCCGAGCTTAATTCCCTCGACGGTTACGGTGGGCGCGTGGGTGTCTTTCCCCGTCATACACGCCGTGGTAAATAAATCAATTACCGTTTGCACCGTTTCGGCCTTGAGCCCCTCGCAGTATTCGCGGCTTTTGTTAATGGCTATCATGGCGCGCTCGGTATCGTCCGAGGCCGTCTCGAAATCTACGAACCGTTTGAGGGTTATTTGGTCGGCGCTTACAGGAATATAAAGTTTCATATATTGGCGCTTATGGTTATAATGGGTTGGTTATCCGCCCCCGTGAGTTCCTGGCGCTCGATGTAACCCCGTTTTTTACCTTTGGTTTTCATGTAGAAAATCGTCGCGGCCGTATCCCCTTTCGCTATTAAGTTGTGTAGTTTACTCTCGGCGAAATCGAGGACCATATCGTCCACGTTATCCACCGCCTCTCGATAGCCCGCGTCATTCTTAAGCCAGTAGTAATGTATCTCGCGGCTCATGCCGACAGCGGCCGCCGCTTTGGTTACGATGCCCAAGTTAGCCTCGAGCGCCTCAAGAAAGGCCCTTTTTTTGTTGTTAAAACTAGCGTAATCAATCTCGTTTTTTTCCATAGCTTAAAAATCAATTTTTCCCGTAAACATTGGTATTCCACCGACGGCCAAACCGCATTTTTAGTTTTCGTTTTGGGCCCTTTCGGCTTGGTATTGACATACCGCGTAACGCTGAGCCGCATCGGGGAACTCCTTTATACTTTTCGAGTCAGCCATGCACCGCCCTATAAATTCGTGGCGGTCCTCGTTAGGTTGTCGCGTTGGGAGTGGCATTTACTTACTTTTTTTTTGTTTAGTGTTTCGAATGGAGAATAATTCTATTAACTCTCCTTTGATTCGTGCCCATAGGGCCTTTATTTTAGCTTTCATGCAATAGTAACGGAATAACCTTCGACTTTTGCCCGAAAACGTCCCTAATCGTCTAATTGGCCCTCGCTTATTTCGCTCTTAAGCCAGCTAATGAGGTCCGAGCCTCGGCACGAAACGCAACCGACGCGGCTCCCCGTCATCTTATAAACCCATTCCCCAAGGTCCCGAACCGTTTGGCCTGTTATGGATCCCTGAGTCGGTAGCCCCGAAATGAAGGTCCTTAACAGTTCCGTTTCTTCATCCGAGAGGCGATAGCGCCCCCATTTATTAATTGGACAACGGTATAACGAATATTTCGTTTTTCGTGGCATATAACAGCCGCAAAGCCGAGTTTTACGTCGGTAGTGGGTTATCTGATTATTCGCCTCGGCCTCGGCTAAATCCTCGGGGCTGAGTTTGTTTCCTATTATGATAGTTCCGCAACTTAACGTCGAGGGCCTGAAATGCTTACAGGCCGTGCATGTCGCTAAACGTTGGGCCCGAATTGCTGGGGGTACGGTGAACATTTTTTCTAATTCGTGTTAATGCGTTTTCGACTAATTTGTAAAGGGTTTTTATTGGAATGCCTGTTTTATCGCTGGCGTCCTTATAACTAAAATCGGGGAGGGCGTATAACCTCAAAACGACGGCGTCCATTTGTGGCATGAGTGAAATGTAGGCGTCGACGTATTCGTTATTTAACCGCGATCCAAGCCACGGGGCTAACGGCTCCTCAAGATGTTTAACGCTATTTTCGTCCCAATTCCTGAGGAACTTACTAAATTTCACATGGTAACGGCTCGAGCGGTCGATAGCCATTAAGAACAAAGCGCGGTTAACGTAAAATTCGAGGGTTCCTTCATTCGCCAGGCGCTCGGCCTTCTCGCGTTGGTTTTCGAGTATCTTTAAAAGGGTTTCCGATAACAGGTCGTCGCCGCGGTGGGGGTCGCTCATTAGTCCCCTTGCATATCTGAGCCATTTGGGATATAATCGAGCCGTTTCGTTTTCCAAAGTTTTCACCCCGTTTTGAATGTAGCAAAAAATCAACTATTTTCGCCGCCGTAAATATAAACTAAAATTTTAACAGTATGACGTTTAACGAAATATCGGGGTTATTCCTAACCCACCTCAGCGCGGCCGTCCTCGGTTTTGCGTTTGGGCATTATCGCGGCTGGCTATCCGAGTACAAACACCATGAGCAAAAGGAGGCCGAAAATGAGTAACCAAACAGAAAACGAAAAACTCGCCCAGGCTTACCGCTATGGTTGGCAAGCCGCGATAAAATGTTTACAGGGCGTTTATAAACAAGGGGTTGACCCATTAGCCGAAATAATCGTTTTAGAACATTTAAACCAAAAGGAAAAAAAGCGCAAACCAATAAAGGAGACCGAAAATGAATAAAGAACCCAAAAACCAAACCCCGATTAACGAATGGGTTGAAAAAACCCGAAAGAAACTCAACTCTAACCCCCTGAGCCTTTCGGCAATGGCTTACCGTGAATTCATAAACGAAAGCCCCGAGTTGATCGTTAAGGAAGCCCAATTAATTCGCGAAGCGTATCTCGAGGGATACCGCGCCGCGTTTGAAGATTTAAAAAGCCATTATGAAACGAAAGGAGATGAGCCTGTTATCGCGTGAGGACTTACGCCAATTACGTTGGCAGTTATTAGCCAGCCAGGCCAAAAATAAAACCGAGGAATCTCGGATATGTTACACCCTTAAAAACGTAAATAAAGAATTAGCCGTAAGGGCTCAAACAATTGTAAAAAATGAATCCCGAGAAACTTAATAACCTAATCTCCGAAACGTTTGGCACCCGAAACGAATTCGCCCTCAAAATGAAGGTTAGCCGTTGGACGGCCTACCGTTGGCTCGATAACCCCGAAAGGATGGATTTAAAAGCCCTTAAACGCCTCGCAAAGCTCACGGGGAAACCCTTAACCGAACTCGTTTAAATGGTTACTTTTTTACCCAAGCAAATTGAATGTCTTAACGCCCTCGGGTTAGATTCCCCCGCCGAGGTCGTTTTATTTGGCGGGGCCGCTGGCGGGGCAAAGTCGTTCACGGGTTGCGCGTGGCAAATTCAGCGGCGTTTAAAGTACCCAGGAACGCGCGGGCTAATTGGGCGGTCCAAACTTGACACCCTGAAAAAAACCACGCTAAAAACCTTTTTCGAGGTCGCCCAGCTATTCGGGCTCCGAGCGAATGAACATTACCAATTTAACGCACAGTCGAACGTTATAACGTTTTACAATGGCTCCGAAATAATTTTAAAAGACCTTTTTGCTTACCCCTCGGATCCGTCGTTTGATTCGCTTGGATCGCTTGAAATTAGCGACGCATTTATAGACGAATGTAGCCAAGTGAGTAAAAAGGCGGTTGACATCGTTAGGAGCCGTATCCGATATAAACTAACCCAATACAATTTAAGCCCGAAAACCTTGCTAACATGTAACCCGTCGAAAGGTTGGTTATATAACGAAATTTACGCCCCCTGGCGGGCTCAGAATCTGCCCGAGTTTATTTCCTTTATACCGTCCCGCGTTACTGATAATCCACATTTACCCCCAACTTATGCCGAAACGCTCGCGAGGTTGCCCGAAATCGACCGCAAAAGGTTATTGGAGGGGGATTGGGATTACGACGAAACGGCCGACGCCCTTTTTATTACCGACGATATCCTGAGGGCTTTTCGCGATCCTCAAACGGATGGGGAACTGTATATAACGGCCGACGTTGCGCGCCTGGGAAAGGATAGGACGGTAATCGCCCTTTGGCGTGGGTTGTCACTCATTCACATAACCGAACTCAGAAAAAAGAAAATCGACGAAACCGCCGCCGTTATTCGTGCAATGGCGGACCATCACAAAGTTAAACTCTCGAACGTACTCGCCGACGCCGACGGGCTCGGGGCGGGGTTAGTGGATGTTTTGAAATGTCGCGAGTTTCGCAACGGTTCCCGAGCCACCAAGCCCGAACGGTTCGTTAACCTCAAGGCTGAATGTTTTTTTAAGCTGGCTGAGTTTATCGAGCTCAATCGAATGGTATTCCCCCAGGGCCACCGCGACACGATCGTAAAAGAACTCGATTTAATCCGCCGCAAAAACCCCGATGGGGACGGAAAACTCGCAGTAACAGGAAAGGAGGAAATCCAACGAACTCACGGTATGTCACCCGATTATGCTGACGCTATCGCCATGCGAATGTTTTTCGAGCTTTTCCCCAATTACGGGCGGTATTCATACGCCTAAAAAATAGCTAAAACGCTGATTTTCAATAACCGATTTGTTAAAATTTGTTAAATAGTTGGATGTAGCAAAAAAGCAACAATATATTTGCTCAACAATTAAAAAACGAACCCAATGAACACAGTAACTACCGAAAGCATTTGCAACGAAATCGAAACATTAATTAACTGCCCAAAGTTTCGCGCCACTTGTGTAGAGGTTGCCAAAAAAGTAGGCATCACCGCTAAAGAGTGGAACGAAAATAAAGTTAACATCCTTTACATGTTCGCGACTCAGGTCGTTTGTAAAGGTTAATAAACCCCAGGGGCGCGACTGTAACGCGCATTTTTAAAACGCAACCCCTTAAACCCTTATAACATGTATCAGATCATTATTAAACACCGTCAAAACAACACCGCCCAAGTTCTCGAGTATGTAAAGCTCGGGCAATGCCTTAACTCATTCCGCGAAATCTGCGACTCCAAAGGCTATGAGTATGAATGGGAAGGCGATTTCCCAACCGCTGGCGGTATTGGCCACGATTACGACATTGAAGTTTATTTAAATATTTAAAACCCCTTAAAACCCTTTTTATTATGAAAACCATGACAATTGAACTCGAACGCCCCGCGACTATTGAAGTTATCGAATTCGAACTCCCTTATTTTGCTAAACATCTTAATTGCTATTACGCCGTAATTGACCCGCTCGAGGCCTTGCGCGTGTATAATTTCAGCTCCATAAAAGCGCCCATGCTTGACATCGTCCGCTCCTCGGCGAGCGTTAAACAGGCGTTTGCATGGGAAGCCGAACCCATCGACCGCGAGGAGTTCTTTCGCGTGTATAACGAGGCCCTGTTAGCGATTAACGAAATACGTGAGAAGCTATGAGACGCGCGGCCCAAATCGTAAAATACGCCGCTTGGACGCTGGCTATTTACGCCCTCCTCGAATACTGTGAGGAACTTAACCAATGTTTAGCCAACTTTTAAAACCCTTTTACATGTACCCTTTGAACCCCGAAACGATGGCGCAAATTCAGAAATTTACCCAGCGCCTTAATAGCCAGCCCGATCCGCTGAGCGTAGAACAAACCCCCGATCGTAAAGCCTCGACGGTAGTTATAAGTCATATCGAAATGACGCTAGATGAGCTTTTTTTCGGCCAATGGAAAACCGAAAACTTTAAATGGAGCCCCGTAGCCAATGAAATCCAAGGCGCCCTCGAGCTCGTAGTAATCCACCCCGTAACAGGTTACGAAATCCGCCGAACGGGAGCCGCCTCGATTGTCATTATGGTGGATCGCGCCCCCGAAAACCTCGCAGGCCAGGAACGTAACCAATGGGCGCTTAACCCATCGAACAAAAAACCGAACGCCCTCGACATGGCTTTTGGAAAGCTCAAAAGCGAATGTTTAAAAAACGCCGCTCAAAGCCTCGGGCCCATCTTTGGCCGTGACCTTAATAGGAAAAATAAGGACGTTTATAAGCCGTTTAAGATAGCCAGCGCGGGCGAACTCCCCGAGGCGCTTATTTCACGCCTTGAGGTTGGCATCCTTAACGGTGATCCGCAAGCCGCTGAGGCTATCAAAGCCCTCGAGGCCCATCTAAGCCCCGAACAAAAAACCAATTTACAAACCCTATTAATTCAGAAAGAAAATGGGTAAAATTCTCGCGATCGCGTTTCTTATCATTTTCGCGGCCCTGGCGTTTGGGATTGTTTTTATAATCCTAAAAACCGATAAAGGTTATACCGAATTGATTAAGGAAGTTGAGAAGGCACTAGAAAAACAAAATATTGATAATTTAAAAAACAACGAAAATGGAAATTAACCCTTACCTCGCCGAGTATATGGCGGGTGTTAACCAACAAACGGCCGCCTGGGATAAACTACGCCTTGGCCGCTTTACAGGCTCAGGAATTAGCGCGCTAATGACGGGCCCGAAAACCAAGGCCGCAAAGGAAGCCAAAGAGCTCAGCGAAACCGCTAAAAAATACATTTATGAGAAAGTAATGGAGGAGGTCACAGGCCAAAGCGGAAACGAGGCCACGTCCCGCGCGATCGATTGGGGGAATGAATGGGAGGAGCACGCGTTACTCGAGCTCAAAAAAGCCCTCGGGAGCCCTGATGAATCGACCGAACTCAAACCCTCGTTTAAACTGTTTAATGAGTATTTTGGATGCAGTCCCGACGCGTTTATGATCGAGCCGAATTTCGGGGCCGTTGGGGTTGAAATCAAATGCCCGTGGAACTCGGTTAACCACTATCTCCATTCCCAAGTTGAAACCGCCGAGGACCTGAAAAAAGTTAACCCCGATTACTATTGGCAAATCATGGGAAACATGTTAACCTTTAATCTTCCCGCGTGGATTTTCGCCAGCTACGACCCGCGCCAACCTGAAAACCGCCGCCTTCATTACGTGGTAATCGAGGCCGAAATCGACGCATTGAATGAGCTTTGCGAGCGTATGGAATCCGCCCACCGCTATAAAGAATCTATAAAAACCGCTTGGATTAATTCGTAACCCTTAAAATTTAATATAATGAATAAGAGAAGCCCTTTTAACTATGTCGCTCGAATTGAGCGCGTCCAAAAATGGATAACAGCCAACCCAGGCTTACACGTTAACGAGATGCTCGACGAAATGAGCGACACCCCGCGCGGGACTTTGAGCTCGTTACTTAGTCACATGCTCGGCGCTGGGCACCTGTTACGCCACGGAAAAGGTTTTTACACCTTACCCGAATTAGTGGCGAGCCCTCGGTCGGTAGCGTATGACATTAAGAAACTGAAAAAAACGCCCAATATTTTCCGCACCATAAAAACGCGAAGGGCGAAACCAAAGGGAGTACTCCCCGAAATGCCCCTAAATGCCCCCATTGAAAATGAGGAAATTAGAAAAAATACCTCGCTTTTTACCGAGCCTAAAACGCCTTTTAAAGATATAAACCGCGTAAGCTCATTCCCCATCGTTACCAATAATGAGGAATACGCCAGGAAAAGCCTCGAGGAATTCAACCGAAATCAGGCAATTATGAGCGCTGTGGACGTGTTGAAAAGTTACGGCGTAAAAGTTACGCTCGAGTTTTAAAATGGGCTATTATTGTCCCGCATACTCATAATGAAATTTAAAAAATCCCCCTTTCGTTCAATGCCGTCAGCCGTAAGGCAATGGGTATGCCTTTGAGCGTTGGGGGGTATTTTTAAAATGAAAAAATCCTTTTTAATTTATGTCGATTCCCTCGACATCCTCGACGAACTTAAACCGTCAGAAATTGCCAACCTTTTTTTAGCTATTAAGGCCCATCATAACGGCGAACCTTTCGAGCTTGACTCAATTACGCGCGTGGCCTTAAAACCTTTTTTAATTCAATGGGAGCGCGATTTAGAACGTTATGAGCAAACCTGTAACCGAAATAAAACCAACGGTTTAAAAGGTGGCCGACCACCTAAAAACCCAAATAACCCAATGGGTTCTAAAGAAACCCAAAAAACCCACTCGGTTATTTTAAAACCCAAAAAAGCCGATAGTGATAGTGATAGTGAGAGAGATAGTGAAAGTGATATAAAAGAAAAAAAATCTATAAAAAAAGAATTTACCCCGCCAACCCTTGAGGAGGTAAAAACTTGGTTTATCGAAAACGGTTCCACCGCTCAGGCTGGCGCCAAGGCTTGGCAGTATTACACCGATGGGGAGTGGATAGACTCCAAAGGGAACCCCGTTAAGAATTGGCGCCAAAAAATGCGCGGGGGGCGCTGGCTTGAGGATAAACCAACCGCCCAAACCAAACCCGAGGAGGTTTATCGGTCGCTCGATCGTGAATTAGTCCCAGGCTCTGACATCCTTTACAAATACAACCCCCACGGATAACCCCAAAAAACCCATGTTAACACCGCCAAACGATACCGAACTCGAAAAAATAGCCCTAGGAGCCATTTTACTCGATTTTAACGCGCTCAAACGCGTCGAAGGTATCCTAACGCCCGAAAAGTTTTTCGACCCGCGTAACGGGCTTATTTTCGATGCAATCCAAAAACTAAAAAGCGAGAATTTACCGATTGACATTTTAACCGTTACCCAAACGCTCAGAAAATCGAAACAATTGAGCGCGGCGGGAGGGCCCATTTACCTATCCGAACTCACCACCCGCGTAAGTTCAACCGCAAACCTCGAGACGTGGGCGCTCCAAATGGTGGAAATGTATCTAAAAAGGGAGCTCGCCAAAATGGCGGCGCGGTTAGCTGAGGAAGCGTTATCGCCTGAGCACGATCCATTCGACCTTTATAACAGCTATTCCATCCAATTAACCGACCTCATTAAGTCAAACCTCAAGGGCGAGACCTCGCATATTTCACAAATTACCCCCGAAACCACCCAAAGCATCGAGGAGCGCGAGCGCCACGGCCTGAGCGGAATCCCCACGGGAATAAGAACCGTCGACCATATCCTCGGAGGCCACCAAAAAGGGGACCTCGTTTACATAGCGGCGCGCCCAGGAATGGGGAAAACCGCCCTCGCGTTAAGTGTGGCGCTCAATATGGCTCAAAGCGGTTACCCCGTCGCGTTCTTTTCACTTGAAATGTCACGGGCTCAATTGGTTTTTAGGCTGGCGTCCATACTTTCGGGAATAAACGCCGAGAAGCTCGCTAAATATACC